GATCTTCTGCGCGAACGAATGGGCATGCCGGCGAACGTCGATATCATCGGGGCTGACTGGGACCACGCCACGCAAGCGGTACGTCTCTACGTCGAGGGACCTGCGTTTGCGCCGCTCGCCGACGGCGTCCCGGTGCCTTTCTGCCGGCCCTCCCTGCGCTGGGATTGGGGGCTCGGGTGAGCAAGAAGGCGCTCAAGCGCGTCAAGGCCGGGACGAGCAAGGCGGCTGCAGAGGCGCGGAAAGACCTTTTCATTGCCGCCTACATCAGCAACGGCTGCAACGCCACTCAGGCCGCGAGGTCTGTGGGATTCGCCCCGAAGGCGGCCGAGCAAGCCGGGATGCGCCTGAAAAGGGATGTAAGGGTGCGCGCCGCCATTGCTGCAGCCACCGAGAGGGCCGCGAAGATTGCCGGCCTTGAGGTCGCTCGGACGCTGCGAGAGGTTGCCCGCGTGGCCTACTCGGACCCTCGAAAGCTGTTCGACAAGGAAGGCGAATTGCTTCCGGTGCCTGACTTGGACGACGACACGGCCGCTACCGTGGCCAGCATCGAGCAATTGGAAGAGTACGAGGGTACTGGCGAGAGCCGAAAGCTGGTGGGCTACACCAAGAAGCTGAAGATTTGGGATAAGAACGCGGCGCTGGAAAAGGCGATGAAATTCCACGGCCTGTACGAGCGGGACAATGCCCAGCTCGGCGAGGCTATGGCGAAGTGCATGGTCTACGTGCCGGAGAAGAAGGGGGCTCGTGCTGGCGGCTCGTGAGATCCCGCCGGATGCCGCCTGGTATCCAACGGCCAAACAAGAGGAGTTTCTAACCGCCGACGAGGACGAGGTTTTGTACGGCGGCGCGGCCGGGTCGGGGAAGACCGACGGCCTACTGATCGACGCCATGGGTTTGGCGCCGAGCATCATGGCGATCACCAAGCGGTCCTACCAGGCGATCATCTTCCGGCGGACGTACCCGGACCTGAAAGACCTGATCGACCGCGCCCACGAGCTCTACCCGCCGGTGATGAAGGGCGTCACCTACGACAAGGCCGCCCACGTCTGGCAGTGGCCGAGCGGTGCCCGTATCGAATTCGGGTTCATCCAGCGCGACATCGAGCGGTTCCGGTATCGCGGTCGGGCATTCCAGTACGTCGGCTGGGAGGAGTTGACGCTCTGGCCGACGAAGCTGCCCTACATGTACCTGCTGTCGCGCCTGCGATCCACGGATCCCAGTATCCCGGTGTTCTGTCGCGGCACGACCAACCCTGATGGCCCCGGCTTCAGGTGGGTCAAGGAACACTGGAAAATACAGGACGGTGGCAGTTCGACTGCGTTCGAGGTCGAGCTCATCGACGAAACCTCTGGCGAGACTTTCATCTGGACGCGCCGGTTCATTGCGGCAAGGCTTTCCGATAACCCGTATCTGGCACGGGAGTATCGAGCCAACCTTCTGTTGATGGAGAAGGACGAACAAGACGCCCTGCTGCGCGGGTTCTGGAAGGCTCCGCAGATCAAAGGCGCGTTCTATGGCGCGGAAATGGCTGCGGCGCGCAACGAAGGCAGGATCACCAAGGTTCCCTACGATCGCCGTGTCCCGGTGGACACCTATTGGGACTTCGGGTTGACGACCAACGGCACCACCGCGATCTGGTGCGCCCAGCGCGTTTCCCTGCAAGACAGGTTCCTGCGAGCCATGGAGTCGGCCGACGAATCGCTTTCGTTCTTTACGAAGTGGCTGCTCGACCAGGGGTTCAGCTACGGCACGCACTACCTGCCGCACGACGCCGACACGCGCCGGCTTGGGAAAGACGACACGCGCTCCTACAAGCAAATGCTGAAGGAACTGATGCCGGGACACACGTTCGTTGTCGTGCCGCGAATCCACGACGTGGACCTCGGCATCAAGATGACGAAGGACAAAATTGCGCAGTGCTACTTCGACGAAGAAGGTTGCGCCGAGGGCGTCGCCGCTCTGGAAAACTATCGCAGGAAAGTCTTGGAGGAGAAGCAGACCATGGGTAAACCGCTGCACGATTGGGCGAGCAACTACGCCGACGCCTTCAGGCAGTACGGGCAGTCCGTGAAGAAGCTGAAGTTTGCGCCGCAGGCCGGCTACGAAGGCCGTATCCAGACCGATCCGGGCATAGGTTTGTGAGTTGATGGCCTCCTCGCGTCCCCGCAAGCCGCACCCGGAAAGCCGGGCGGAAGCAACCGCGGCTGCTGAACCCGCCGGCCAGCCTGACGAGGACAAACAGCGCGAAGAGATGGCGGCGCGGCTGGATGCGCTTGGGCTCTCCCTAGCCACCAAACGCAGCGACGCCATCCAGGCCCGCTCGGCCTCGGGGATTGAGCAGGACTGGATCGAAGACGAGGAACATTTTCAAGGAATCGACGACTTCAACCGCGGGGAACATTCCAGCGCCTGGCAGACCCGTCCTCCGGGGATGACCACGCCGAGGAAGACGAAGAAGGGCCAGAGCACTGTGTTCGTCAACATCACGCGGCCCTACGTGAATGCAGCAGCCTCCAAGGTCTCCGACATCCTGATGCCGAGCGATCGTGGCGCGTTCAGCCTACTGCCGACGCCAGTCCCGGAGTTGATCGATTCGGCGAAGGGGAACCTGCCGAAACCGATGCTGAACCAGATCGGCACGCAGTTCGCGGGGCAGCCAAAGCAGGCGGCAGACGCCGCCGAGGTTGCTGTACGTCAGGCCATGGAAGTCATGGCCGAAGCGAAGACCAAGGCCGACAAAGCGCAGAAGCGCATCGAGGACTGGCACATTGAATGCCAGTACCACGCGCAGATGCGGCTTGTGATCAAGGACGCGGCCAGGATCGGGACGGGGGCGCTCAAGGGGCCAATTCCTGCGAAGAAACGTCAGGTGGCCCTGAAGGACGGGGTGGTGGTAATCAACGAGGAGGTCAAGCCGGTCAGTACCCGCATCAGCGCCTGGAACGTGTTTCCTGACGGTGCCTGCGGGGAGAACATCCACGACGGGTCGTACCTCTTCGAGAAGGACCGCATCACCGAGAAGAAACTGCGCAAGTTGAAGGGGATGGAGGGCTACATCGACTCGCAGATCGACTTGGTGATTGAGGAGGGGCCGACTCGTGCGATTGCGCCGGACAAAACCGGCGCGGATATGACGGTCAAAGACAACAAGGGTCCCTACGAAATCTGGTACTACTACGGAGACCTTGACCGGGAGGACATGACCTCGGCTGGGTGCGAGTGCGAGGAAGGCGCGGTACCGATCCCTGCCTTGGTTACGATTGTGAACAATCGCGTCATCCGAGCCAGTCTCAACCCGCTGGACTCCGGCGACTTCCCGATCGACCTCCTGCCCTGGCCGCAGGTGAGGGAGGGCATGCCGTGGGGCACCGGTGTGGCGCGCGCCGGCCGGACTCCGCAGCGGATCGTCAACGCCGGCTGGCGGGCGATGATGGACAACGGCGGGGCGGCCTCTGGCCCCCAGGTTATCCGCGGTAGCCAGGTGCAACCGGCAAACGGCGTCACCGGTATCGAGCCGTGGAAAGAATGGCTCTACGCCGAAGACGGCGATATTGACGATGTCCGCAAAGCCTTCGCCTACATCGAGGCCCCGATGCGCCAGAGGGAACTGGCGGAGATCATCCGCATGGGTATGCAGGCGATGGAGGACACCACCGGACTGCCGATGCTGCTCCAGGGGCAGCAGGGGAACGCCCCGGACCTGGTCGGGGTCGTGCAGATACTCAACACCAACGCCAGTTCTTTCCTGCGCGACTTCGGGCGGTCGGTGGATGATCGCGTGACCGAGCCGCACGTCAGGCGCTACTACACCTGGCTTCTGCAGTACGGTGCCGACGACGAGAAGGGCGAGTTTGTTATAGATGCCCGTGGTTCTTCGACCAACGTCGAGCGCGAACTCCAGAATCAGGAAATGCTGGGCATGCTCAAGGCGAGCCTCAACCCGGCCTATGGTCTTGACCCGAAGAAGACGATGGAGGAGTACCTGACCTCGCGGCATTTCGATGCGCGTAAATTCCAGTTCGACGACGAGAAATGGCAGCAGATCGTCGCCAACATGGCTAAGGGCCCACAGGATCAAAGGCTGGCGGTCGCCCAACTTCGGGCGCAGATCGACGAGAAGCTGCAGGGTATGGAGCAGCAGTTTGAGGCGGCCGAGAACGAGAAGGACAGGCAGAACAATCTGGCTGTCGCCGTGATCGACGAGCGGATGAAGTCAACCGAGCTCACGAGCAGCGAGCGCGAGACCCTGGCCAAGATCAAGGCCGAGTTGGCGGGGACGACGATCAAGGTGAACGCGCAGCGCGAGCTTTCTGCCGCCGCCATTGCCGACGGCGTCAACCGGCACGGTGCCGATATCGCTGTCGATCTGGACAAGCACCGTAACCCGAGCCCGAAGGTGGCGACGCCGCCCACTGAGCCGGCTGGGCGGGCGCGGACAGGGCAGGCGTTTCAGGCATGAAAGAAACCGTCCTTCCGGACAGCCGGGCTCGCCAGACTCGCGGCAGGATCTTCACAGCCGCAGGCGTGTATGTGCCGATCTTCTGCGCGAATTGCGGGGTGGAAAGCGGTTCCTGTCCCGAGGAGAACATGAGTTTCCTGTTCTACCTCTGCCAGAAGTGTTTCGAGACGCACGGACACATCACCGGGTTGATGGTGATGCCTGACGAAGTGTTTTTCCAGAAATTGAAGGATGAGCAGTTGGCCTCCTACGGCCACTACCTCACCCAGGACGAGCTGAAAGCCGTGGTTGAAGAGGACGCATCGCCTCTTGCTACCCTTCTCAAAGATGCGCGTTAGGAGATAGCCATGCTGAAAACGATCGACGAAGTACGCCGCGAGTGCATCCGTATCGGGACCGCGCTGGAGAAGGACGACAAGAGCGGAGCCCGCGAAGCCATCGCCAAGATTCAAGTTCTGGCCGACGAGAACCCGGCGGTGTGCAAGACCCCGGTTGAGGCTCTGGCGAAGATGCTCGATAAGCAGTTCTCGGTGAAGGACAACGGGCCGGGGCGGCAACCGAGCGTGACCTACGCGGGGTAGAGGATGGAGCCCATTCTCTGGCTGGTGCTCGGCGTGCTGGTTGGGTGCCTGCCGTTTATTGCGGACGCGCGCCGCTACAGGGTGCTGCGCGAGGAGCTTGTCGATCGCTGGGTGATGGGAGAGACAATCCGATCCCCCGGCCACCTGGATGCGCGTGTTGACGGCGGAGAACTCTATCGACCTCCGCGCCAGCTAGAGCCAAGGGATGTACCGACCGCTATTAGCAACATGCCGGGACCGCAACCGCTTTTCGGTGGCGCACCGTGGACGACGCCCGGCGGGAACGGTCCGGCGCCGCGCGAGACGTAAGCCGTAGAAGCGGTCCAGACGATGACAAAAACCGCTATAGAGGCCGACCTCGACAGGAAAATCATCGAGTCTCTAAAGTTGCATTTAAGCAAGCTCTGCGTGTCTTGCATGGATGAGCAAGGCAACCCGATCGCGCCAGACAAAAAGACCCTGATGAGCGCCAGAGGTTGCTTGACCAAAAATCTTCCCGGGACTCTCATTAAATGACCCCGGCAACAATTCAATTCCACGAAACGCTGATCCGCCTGTTAAAGGGCGTGGTGTCGGCGTGGGAGAAGTGGCTGGAAAGCCAGAAGTAATCTTTTAACCGTTCGCCAAGCTCGCGCCCCGCCGCGCTGCGCAATGCAGCCCCGCATGGCATTTGCCTCCTTGGAATCACATAGGAGCAGCCATGCCTTTTTACTACGGAGTCGAGCAGTCCCCAGCAACCCCCTACGCCACGCACGCCACGCCGAACACGGAGGACCCGACAATGGTGCTGCGGCAGACCACGCGCAACTGCGACATCCTGTCGATCACCGCGGGCGGTAGAGCCGCTGCAGCAACCACGATCAGCGGCATCGGTTACAAGGTCCGGCGCTGGACCACTGTAGGCACTGGCGGAACGACCGTCACGCCTTCCCCTCGCCGTATCGGCACGACTGCATCAACTGTCATCGTGGACAAAGCCTCTGCGATCACGGCGGGAACGGTATCCGGCGCCTATCAGTTGGGCTTTGTCTGCGGCAAGGCTGGTCCCGGTGGTTGGGTGGCGCGCAACGAGGACGCCGCCGTCAATCTCGAAGCGGGTTCTGCGGACGAGATCGACATCAACAGCGTTGCC